ATGCCCCTGACAGACACCGCTATCCGCAAGGCGCAGCCTGGCGAAAAGCCTATCCGGCTCTTCGATGAACGTGGTCTCTACCTGGAGGTCGCTCCAGGCGGAGGCAAGTGGTGGCGGCTCAAGTACCGATTCGGCGGTAAAGAGAAGCGGCTGTCCCTCGGGGTCTATCCAGACGTGACCCTGGCCAGAGCCCGCGAGAGGCGGGACGATGCCCGCAAATTGCTGGCCGACGGCGTTGACCCGGGCGAACATCGCAAAGCCGCCAAGCGTGCCAAGGAAGACGCGGCCGCCAACAGTTTCGAGGCGGTTGCTCGGGAGTGGTTTGCCAAGCAGTCCATCCACTGGGCCCGGGGGCATGCCGAAAAGATCATCCGCCGACTGGAGCGCGATCTGTTCCCCTGGCTCGGCTCCCGGCCGGTCGCCGACATCACGGCGCCGGATATACTGACCGTACTCCGCCGCATCGAAGGCCGCGGCGCCATCGAGACGGCCCACCGTGCCCTGCAAAATGCTGGACAGGTCTTCCGCTATGCCGTGGCCACAGGGCGCGCTATGCGGGACCCTACGGGCGATTTGCGCGGGTCCCTCACTCCATGGAAACCGAAGCACTACCCGGCCATTACCGACCCCAAAGAGATCAGCCCCCTGCTTCTGGCCATCGATGGCTTCACCGGCACCTTCCCGGTGAAGTGCGCCCTGCAGCTCCTGCCCATGCTCCTGGTCCGACCCGGGGAGCTGCGGCAGATGGAGTGGGCCGAGGTAGACTTCAAAGAGGCCTCCTGGTCCATCCCTGCCGAGAAGATGAAGACCCGAGTGCCCCACCTGGTGCCTTTGCCTCACAAGGTGGTGGAGATCCTGCGCGAGCTGCATCCACTCACCGGTCGAAGCCGCTGGGTCTTTCCGGGCGTGCGCGACCATGCCAAACCTATGAGCGAGAACACCCTGAATGCCGGCCTGCGCCGCCTTGGTTACGACAAGGACACCCTCACCAGCCACGGCTTCCGGGCCACGGCCCGCACGCTCCTGGATGAGGTGCTCGGGTTCCGCCCGGATTGGATCGAGCACCAGCTCGCTCACGCCGTTCGCGATCCGAACGGCCGCGCATACAACCGCACCGCACACCTGAAGCAGCGGCGGGAGATGCTGCAGGCTTGGGCGGACTATCTGGACGGGCTCAAGGCCGGTGCCGGTAGGGGGAGTTGATATGCAGCTCGACGATCAACTCAGTCTCGATGAGGCAACAAAATTCATTGCCAGCCGAATCAAGGACAAGAACGACACACAAAGAACTGCCGAGGACAGAATCCGAAAGCGGGTATCGTACGCAACCAACAGCGGCAAGCTGCAGCGCGGAAAAGACGGCCTCTACCGTTTTGCTTATTTGCTCGTTTGGGCAAGAGAAAAATACGGAGAGGAACATTTCATCGATTACCCATTTGTGGCTTTCGGACAACCTACGGCCAGGCTGTGCATCAACGTCTACGAAGCCTATCATCCACCAGGAGATCTGGCGTCATGCCAAGAGGCGTTGAGTGCGATGCACAAGGAAGTGGAGCAGTTGAAAGCCCAGGTGGACGCCTTGACGCCCGATGCTCATAGATGGCGAGCTCTCTGCGAGAAAAACAAGAAATCTGCTAGCCAAATCCGAAACATTGCAGAGAAAAAACCTTAGCGTTGTTCTTTCTGTTTCTCCGCACATAATGGGGTAGCCATGTACCGCACGAACCCAGGAGGTTCCAATCATGGCCACTCAGCACCACACTCCGAGCATTCTCCGGCGCCCTGAAGTCGAAGCCCGTACCGGGCTATCCCGTAGCACCCTCTACGAACTGATCCAGCAGGGCAAATTCCCCAAGCCCATCCCGCTGGCCGACAGCGGCAAGGCCGTCGGCTGGATCGACGATGAAGTCAACGACTGGATCTCTGAACGCATCCGATCTGCCCGCAGTGGCAGCAAGTGCGCGTGATGAGCATCCGCCTCGAAGCCCTGCCGCGTGGCAAGCGCATCCAGCACATGCTTGAGGCCTTCCGCGACGTGCGCGAGTGGTCCACCCCTGTCGGGCAGCCTTGCCGCGTCTGCCCGAGTTGCGGCAAGGCCTTCACCGCGGCCCGCAAGCCGCGCCTGACGATCTGCCTCTACCCATCCCTTACCCCAGTGCCCGTGGCCTTTCTCTACCGGCTCTGCGGACCTTGTGCACACACCTACCGCAAAGGTGGACGCCACAAGCAGGGCGTCATCGACGCCATTGAACGCTTCCTCAACGACGACGAAGGAGAAAACCATGCCTAAAGCTAAGCCTACTGCGCAACAGCCAGGCGGCACCGATACTGCTGCCCTCATCAAGGCGTTGGGCGAACACACGGACAGCGCCAGCCTGGCGAAAGACCTCCTCCTGGACCTGGACGGTCTCTTCGGCGCCATCATGAAGCTGGCCCAGCGGGACACGGAAGTCTGGCGCCTGGCCAAGATCGGCGAGTACATGGCGGGCTATTGGGCCGACCACTACGACGGCGTGTTTGAGCAGACCAGCGAAGCGCACAAGTCCCTGCGCGACGAGGTGCATCATGGCTGAATCCGGCGCCCATATCCCTCAGATCGACATAACTGGTGAGGCCTACCAGGACGGGCGCTTCGCTGCCAGCGTCTTCCTGCAGAGCGTTCACGACAGCGTCGAGCTCACCTCACACGAGGAAATGGCCTCGGCCTTCGTGGAGGTGGCCGTCGACGAGATTCTGGCCTTCCAACGTGCTGCAGATCCCCGTGACGGCCTGGCTCGCCTGTTCGGCTTCATGGGCCGGGTCGGCGAAATCCTCTGGCTGTACGAATACGAGCAGCTGGAGCAGGAAACCAAGTTAAACGCGGCGGCCGATGCCGGCCGCCAAGTGGCGACAGTGATCTCCCTGGCGATGGCCGGGGCCGGCAAGGAAGGAGGTAAGGCATGAGTACCGCTGACATCATCCTGAAGGCCATAGATGACCTCCACGACGCTGCTGCTCTTGCCGAGGCATTGAAAGCGATGCATGAGACGGGCAGCTACCCGTGGCGCGTCGTAGATGTGCTTGCCGCCCGCCTCCAAGAAATCATCAGTCGCATGGATCAGTTCGATACCCACGGCCAGGGTTGCCGCGATGCCGGCTGATCAGCGCGGCGCCCGCCGGCTGCCGCCCTTTGGCCGCGAATTGGCCGAGGCCAGGCGTCGGGGGCTGGTGCCCAAGCTTCCCCTTGGCTGGTTCGTGGTGGCCCTGGGGTGGGATCTGGCCAAAGGCCAGCCCAGGATCGTGCTGCCATCCGACAAGCCGGTGGACGGCTACGACCTCGCGGCGCTCGCGGGCCTGGACCTGATCATCGCCTACTGCCGGCATGATGCGCATCGGGTGCAAGCTGTCGCCGATGCACTGCTGGCCATCCGTCCACGCACCTTGACCGCCTGCGCCGTTGGCACCGTAGCCGTGCCGTGGCATTACTGGCACGCACCAGGTGCCACTCTGCTGGTGGGGCTGAATGGTGCTTGAGTTGGTTGCAGAGACCGAAGAGCAGCGCGCAGCGCGACGGCGCGCAACACCGAGCGCAACAGGGCTCGTCGCAATCAACCTCGAAGATTTCCTGACAACACCCATTCCACCCAGGAAAGCCCTCATAGACCCTGTGCTCCACGAGCAGAGCCTGGGGATGATCTACGCTAAGCGTGGTGTTGGGAAGACGCAGTTCGTCATGGGTTTCGGCTATGCGGTGGCGGCTGGCGCACAGTTCATGGGCTGGTCAGCACCTGAGCCGCGCAAGGTGCTGCACATCGATGGGGAGATGCCGGCCGCCAGCCTGCAACAACGCTTGGCGGAGTTGGTGAAAGCCAACGATAAGGAGCCCCCCAAGGGCTATCTCCGAATCATCACCCCAGACCTGCAGCCGCGCGGCATGCCTGATCTGGCCCTGTTGGATGGGCAGATGGCCATCGATGAACAGGTGGAGGATGACACCGCCCTGATCATCGTCGACAACCTGAGCTCCCTGGTCCGTTGGGGTGGCAGCGAGAACGACGCGGAGAGCTGGCTCTCGGTTTCTGAATGGGCTCTGAGGCATCGCGCCAAGGGCAGGGCCATCCTGTTCGTCCACCACGCCGGCAAGAGCGGACAGCAGCGTGGCACCAGCAAGCGCGAGGATCTTCTCGACCTGGTGCTGGCTCTGCGACACCCAACCGATTACGACCCCAGCCAAGGCGCCCGCTTTGAAGTCCACTTCGAGAAGGCGCGAGGACTGTTTGGCGCTGACGTTGACCCGTTCGAGGCCGCACTCGGTACCGACGACCAAGGCCGGCAGGCCTGGGCAACCAGCCCCTTGGAAAACTCGACCTATGAGCGCTCCATCGAGCTGCATGGGCTTGGTCTTTCTGTGACCGACATCGCCAGGGAACTGGAGGTGCACAAGTCCACCATCAGCCGCGCGTTACAGCGCGCACAGCATGAGGGGCGGATTACCCCCAGGGGCAAGCAGAAATGAACTATGTCCCCTGCCCCCTGTTGCGCTGTTGCCCCTCTAAAGAGGGGGCAACACGCAACAACAAGGGGCGGCCCCGCAACAAACCATGCAACAAAGGCGCAACGATGAGCCTGAAAGCCTTAGCCCATGCGGTTTTATCACGCAACAACTCAGACAGGGCAACGCCTGAAACACCCGCAACGCGAGGAAGCAACAGCCGCGATGATCTGGGCGGTCTGCGCTCAGACTTCATCACGGTTCGGGCTTGGTTCGTTTGCTGTGGTGAATGGACCGAGGCCGAGGCCCTGGAGGTCTGGGGGGCTATCGATGGGGCTGACCATGGCGAGCGTGCTTTCTGGGCTGAGTGGATGGCTGGTATGGCGCAGATGGTCCGTGATCATGCCGCCTGGCTGAAGGAGATCGATGCGAGCGCCTTGGAGGCTGCGCGCAAGAGGCATGGGGTGCAGACAACGGCACTCGATTTGAAGAAGGAGCATGGAAATGATCAAGCTTGAAATCAAGGGCGTGGACAACGTGACACGGGTACTGAACCGCTTAGGCAAGCAGTCGAACAGCGTGTCCGCGCGTGCGCTGAACAACCTGGGCTTCGGTATCAGGAAGTCACTCCAGAAGGAGATGGAGAGCGCATTCGCCAACCCGACGCCATACACGAAGCGCAGCATCTACGTGCACAAGGCCACGGAGACCAATCCGACGATGACGGTCGATTTCAAGGATGAGGCGTTCAAGGCGATCCCGCCTGATCGGTACATGCGCCCCCAGGTCTATGGCGGCAGCCGTGTGCTCAAGCGCTCCGAGCGGCGGCTGGGCACTTATGCCTACCCTGGCCGGGGTGCTGAGCTTGATGCCTACGGGAATATGAGCCGTGGCGAGATCGTCAAGATACTGACCCAGCTGGGCAGGCTGGGCGTCAACACGATGAGCAAGCGGGCCAGGAAGGCCGGGATCGCGCAGAAGATTATCCATCGTCACCTCGGCACACAGTATTTCGTCGCCCGCAGCAAGTCGAACGGCAAGCCGCTCGGGGTATGGAAGCTGCTCGGCACCGGCCGCGTAACCCCCGTGCTGGCCTTCGGCAGGAAGCCGAACTACAAGCCTCGATTCGATTTCCACGGTGTTGCTCAGCGAGTGATCGAAGAGCGCATGGAGCGGGAGCTGGTCAGGGCGCTGAAGTACGAGCTGGGCAAATAGTGGGTCCTTCCTGGGAAAAACGCCTTACGGGCAATTCGAACCCAGACTTTTCGCTAGTGGGTGGGATTTTCTCGGGGTTGACATACCAGTTGACTCTCCTCCTGGGTTGACATTGACAGATACGACGCCACTCCAGCACTGCCTGCAACTGCGCTCGGTCCTCTCCAAGCCGGTGGCCGGCTTCCCCGAGCCGCTCCGGCTCTGGCTGCTGGCCGGCTTTGTCGCGGCGATGGATGAGGGGGTGTCGCTGGAGACCGGCCTGGGCCTCAAGGGCGCCGGCATCCGCAAGCTGAAGACGCTGCGCCGGATGGCCTACCGCGACACCCTGATAGCAGAGGCGGCCGCCCTGGTAGACGGCCGGGACGCCGCCGCCCTGGCCGCCGAGATCAGCCGATTCGAGACGCGCAAGTGGCCCGCCTGGCGCCAGTTGGCTGTCGCCCCGTCCCATGCCACGCCGATCGAACGCATCCTCTTCGATGTCTTCAGGAGCGGCCTCCTGGTGCCCAGCAGTGCGCGGCAGATCGATCGCATCCTGACATCAACCCCCCTGATTTCATGTCAAGAAAACTGCGCGACCATCGAGTCACCTGCACTGAAGGAGCCCAAGAGATGAGTTTCGACAAAGCCACCGCCACCCGTGAGGCCATGGCCGAGCTTGAGCGCAATCACCGCGCCAAGTTCATCGGCCTGGCCTGCCTGGCCGCCATCGAGGGCGGCCACATTGACCCGCAGGTCGCCGCTGGCATCGAGCGCGACGCGCGGCAGCTCATGCAGTCCGCTGCCGCCGATCAAGTCCGCTGGAACCGCGGTGTCGTGCTCATGGCCGAGCATGGCCTGGACGCCGAGACCGTCGCCGGCATCCTCAAATCCGACCTGACCGACGAAGCCGCCTGGGCGCGGATTTCCTCAGTCGGTCGTCGCACCTACGACCTGGCCGGCGAGGCCCAGGAACTGAGGGCGCAGATCCTCGCCTTCGGGAGGCGCGGCCATGAGTGAGTACGCCAAGCCCGCACAGCTTGCCGGCCCGCTCGCCCTGGCAGATGCCGACAAGATCCGCACTGCCGTGCGCATGCGCTACCAGGCTGTCTTGAGCCTGTCGGAGGCCTCCGGCCGCATGGAGGCGGCCCTGGAGCTGGCTGAAACCGATCTCGATCTGCAAACCGTGGCCGGGCTGCTGAAAAACGCCCCCGAGGCCCTGGCCCAGCCGAGCCGGATCGAGGCCTTCGTGATGGAAAAGCGCGAGGAGGCAAAAGCCCATGCCTGAACACGATCCCGCCCTGCTGGAGGTTGTGGCCGGCGAACAGGCCCGTATCCGCGCCATCCTGAACGCGCCCGAAGCGAGACACGCCGGCAACTATGCGGTTCAGCTCGCGCTGGGTACCGATATGCCTGCTGCCAAGGCCATCGCCCTGCTCAAGGCCTTCGCCCCGACCCCGCACAACTTCCTGGCCGAGGCCATGGGCCATTTGCCCAATCCCGGCATCGCGCCAGACAGCAATATGGAAAGCGCGGAAGGCGTCATCCTGGCCGCCGAGATCGCGGCGGGTTTCAACCGACTCACCAGACGAAAGGACACGAAATGAGCACCACTCAAAGCAAAACCAAGACCGTTCGAGAACTGGCGCAGGAACTAGTAGGGAGGGGGGAGAAACCGGACAGGTGAACGGCGAGAAAATTGGCCCGAAAAGCCCGTCGTTACTGGAAAGTTGCCCGAAACACTGAATTCCTGATTTCTGGACGGCTGCGGGGATAAAGTGCGGGAAATCTTGGTGGAAACTGCGGGAAATAGCGTAGGCCGGTACGGAAATTACCCCAGTTTGAAGGCCGTTTAATTGGTCACCGAACCCGATTTAATACAGCCGTCAGATGGTCTTCAATAACGTCGGCCACCAGGCGCTGGTCAGAGGAAGGAAAACCGACCAGCTGGCGGGCCGGGATGCCGGGATGGGTCACCCGCTTCCTGAATAGCCCACCGAAGGCCAGCGCCTTGGCCTTCTTCGGCGTGATTGTGTAGGCGGCTCCCTTGGGACCGTAGGTGCCGGTGCCGAAGTGATGCCACACGGCCTTCTGATCGCTGAACCCGAGTTTCAACTCGGTCCCCTGTACCTGGTAATTGAAGCTCCCCAGCATGTCGCCGTGGTCGTAGAGGATTCGGCGCTTCTTCTCCTGCACTTTCTTGGCCGTGGCCAGGCTCATCTGGCCATTCTTGCGGAATGAATCGTCCTGGGACTTCCAAACCGCCGAGCCGATGGTCATCGGCGACGCTTCCTTCCATTTTGTACCGTCTGGGGCCAGGCCCTGGTCATGGCGCTCCTGATTCACCCGCAGCAGCGATTCGCCCAGGCTGCCCAGCATCTGCTGGGGCGTGGCGATTTCGAGGCGGACGGCTTCCATGGCCCTGGCCAGGTGGTCGGCTTGAAATTCGATGGTGAATTGCATATGCTGTGTCCGTGGTTAGGTCAGACTGCGCTTCGGCGCTACTGCACAGTATCCGAGCCACAACTAACGCGGCCCCTGAAAAGGCCGCGTTTTTTATTTGCTGAATACCAGCCTGCCCGCCCGCTGTTTATCAAAGTACGCCTCGCGGGCGGCCTCGGTTTTCTGGGTTCCCATAAAGGCGGTGGAGCCTGTCCAGCCGGTTTTTCCCCACTCGAAGACCGCCACGCCGAATTCGTCCGTCCCTTCCACCTCGAAGGCTCGCAGGTAGCGGCGCTTTAGACGCCACCGGCCCTTGTCGCCGTGGTCTTTCACCCAGACCCACCAGATTTCGTCCGGCTCAATTACTGTCATGGCCAGTAGGTTGATGTACTCTAGGCGGGCGGCCTTTCCGGGCTTCGACAGCCACTTGAACTCCCCCGCGCCGTCCTCGAAAAGTGCCTTGGTGATGGCCAGCGTGCTGCCTGCCGCATCGGTGAATGCCGCGCCTTCGTCCATGGTGGCCCCGAAGACATCCAGGAAGTCCGCTACGGCCACTTCGGGGGCCGTTTTGGCTGGCAGCAGGGCACTTTTCGGAACCACGGTCGGCTTAGGCATCGGCGGCGGGGTAAAGCCCGTTGGCCAGGGCGTCCCGCGCTCTTTCAGCACCGCGTCGTAGCCTTGCAGGGGCGGCACCGTCTGCGGCTCCAGCCATGCCTTGCCAGGGTTGTAGGCGAAGCCTGGGTCAATGCCCTTCGGGGTGCGCACAGTGCGCGGGGCGCTGCCGTTCTTGCCCACCACGCGCTCTTCCCATTCGATGGGCGGCGCTTCGTCGGGGCCGCTCTTGCCGTTCTTCTCCCATTCGCGGCTGGCCTCCAGGCGGGAGAGCGAATCGACCTTGCACTTGCAGCCCCAGCCGTTCTGCGGCATGTGAGTGTTCCACCACGGGTCATCGGCGGGCAGGATCAGGCCGTTCCATGCCTTGTGCTCAAGGCGCGGGTGCTCAAAGCTGGTGTGCCGGTAGCGCCAGTAGGGCCGCAGGTGCTTGACGGCCGTCATCTGCTGGTACCGGCCAGCGTTGTACGCCTGGGTGACATTGGTGTCGTAGATGACCTTGCTGCGCCAGCCGGGGGTGCCGTTGTAGGCCCAGCCGTGCTTGGCCACGATCTCATCGAACTGCTTGCGGAAAGCCGGATAGCCGGTGCCCGATTCCTTGGCCTGGCGGATGGCGTTGTAGAAGTCTTCCACCAGGGCATCATGGGCCGCCCCGGCCACCACAAAGCCGTGGCTGTGCTGCTCCTGCCAGATGTCCGTCCAGCCCGAAGAAGGCAGGCGGATTTTCTGCTTGAAGAAGTCGATGGCTTCGGAGAACTGAAGCTGGTCTGGAGTCGGTGGCATCGCCTATATTTCCGAGGTCAAGGTTCCGCACTCTCCCGAGTAGCGCAGAAACTTCTCCACCTTCGCCTTTTTTGCATCAACAGCGGACCTAGATAGCCCGCCTTTCCTCCGCAGGGAAATAATCATTTCCGCCACCCCGGCCAGGTCGTTCATTTCCTGCCACAGCCGTTCTTCGTTTGTCAGTTCCTGGCCTGGCTGTACCTCATCAAGCCCGAAACGGAGCGCCTTGCTTGCCCGCTGCGCGACTTCTGCGCACTCTTCTGCAAGGCACAAGAGCAGATGCTGTTCACGATTCATTTTTGCCCCCGGTTGCAAGTAGCGCGTGGATCGCGTTGATGGTTACCGCCTTGTCGGAATCCGGGGCCGGTAGCAGGCGGATTGCAGCCTCCATCTGCCGCAGGGCGTCATCGTCGTCAGAACCGACCATCCCTACCAATGCAGCCCGAAGCATTGCCACGTTCTTCTGCATGGTTTCCAGATGCAAGGCCGTCGCAGCCATGAAGCGGCTGAACTCTGGATGCAGCTGGTCTTTCTCCTGGGCCTTAGCTTCTGCAATGCACCAGGCGATGTTCATATCTTCGATTTGCAGCATGGTCCTTACTCCCCATTCCCGATGTCAGACCGCCCGGCCAAGTTCGCCGCCGCCATGCCCCGCGCCATGGCTTCCGCCCACTTCGGGTTGTTCGCCTTCAAGGCTTCGATCCCGGCCAGGGCTTCGTCGAAGTCTCCCGCCTCGGCGACGACGGCGGCAATCTGCTGAATGAGGGCCTGCTCATGCGGTGCGCACAGGGCGGCCAGCTGGGCGGCATAGGGGCCGGTGATGTCCTGCTCTCCGGCCTTGGCCAGCGCCGCTAGGCGCACCAGGGCAGCGTCGGCGGGCGACGTGGTCGGCTTGCCGGACGTCACCAGCAGCTTGGCCCCCTTTGCGGCGCGGGGAATCTGCATGGTCTGGTGCGCCCACTCCACGTCGATCTCCATGCCCACGTCGGCGGCCTTGACCAGGACATCCACCATCTTGGCCTGATCGACCGTTTCTTCGGTCTGGTAGCCGAAGGTCGGCAGCCGATCCGCCGGGAACATGCCGTTGATGAGCGCCACCGGGCGCACTACCTGACCGTTCATGGTCGGTTCGATCTGGCGGACATCGTGCAGCATGATTTCGCGCCGGACCTTGTCATGGATCGCGCCCAGGGCGTTGGTGCTGGTCTTGCCGTCGGCCTGGCTGGTCAGCGTCCCGCCCAGGATCGCCATGGACTGCTTGCGCTCCCAGTAGCCGACCGCGTTCAGGAAGTCATCGACCGTGCCGGTCTTCGTTGCCTGGATGAAGTCGATGGACATGGTGCTGGGGACCACGCCCGCGCCATCGTTGCCGATGTTGCGCACCGCTTTCAGCAGTTCGTCGCGCTGTTTGGGGGCGATGCCCGCCGGATACTTGCCCAGACGCAACGGCAGGCCGTAGACCTCCAGGAAGCGCTGCATGTCGCGGACGTTGTAAGCCTTGTAGGCATACGTCCAGGCCAGCACACGGAACAGCGCGGCCTGTTCGATGTAGCCGGACTTCGCCCGGTGCTCATGGACCACCCAGCCCCATTCACGCAGGGCCTCCGGCAGCCCCATCTTGAGGAACTGGATGGCCCCGGTGTCACGATCCACCTGGAACATGCGCTGCGGCACCCAGTGGAGCGCCTGCGGCAGCCAGGTGCTGCCCGTCTTCCACTCGATCTCCAGGGCGGCGAAGCCCTTGCCGATGGCGTCGGTGAGGTCGTACTGGGCGTCCTCGAAGCGCGGGATGTTGCGCAGCATGTCCGCCAGTTCCTCGGTGCGGTCGATTTCGGCCTGGCTGGCATCCTTGGGCGGGTGCAGCTGCCAGCCGAGGCCGGTCACCGCCCGGCGGCGCTTCGCCAGTTCGGCGAAGATGTGCGGGTCTTGCTCTTCGACCAGTTCAAACAGGGTCGCCTGGTCGGTGATGAAGCCCTGGTCGGCAGAGGCAAACGCGGCGGCGAGCCGCGACGGGTCCAGGGTGTTCACCGAGGCGTAGTTGAGGCTGTTGCCCTGGGTGGAACGGGCACCCGCCTGCAACTTGTCCAGCCCGGAGCGGGCCACCTTGGCCAGTGCGGCCTTGATCTCTTTAATCATCATCGTCCCAATCGTCAGAATGGCCGCTGGCGCGGCTGGTGCTGCGGCGGTCCCGGCGTGATGCCGCCGCCGACGTGTATTGCCATTCGCCCGCGAACTGGGTGGCGAGCTTCCAGAGCTTTTCCAGGGCGTCCGGGCCGTCGTCATGGTCGGCTTCCGGCCAGAACTTCAACTGCTCGTTCAGCACCCCATGGGAGCGGTGGGTGCGAATCTTCCCGTTGGCCACATGGGGTTGCAGCGAGATGATCCGCAAGTCCTTTTCCACGTTCTCCGGCATCGGAATGCCGGGGAAGGCGATGCCCAGCAGGGCGGCACGCTTGAGCAGTTCGGTGTACATGAATTCTTGGAACTGCACGGTCTCCACGCCCCAGGCCAGGCACTGGTATTCAGCCTGTAGGTCGATGGCGCGGCTGATGATGAGGTCGGGAACCCGGCGGCAGATATCCGCCTCCACCACGTCCAGCACCATCGTGTTGCGGTTCAGACCTCCCACCAGGATGGCCGACGGGTCGCGCTTCTTGTTCTGCTTGCCCAGCGACGGGTCGATGGACCCGAAGAAGAGCCAGTCGTTACGCCGATCCACCCAGAATTGCAGGGTCTTGAATGGGGCCGTGTCATCGTTGCCAGCCTCGTTCTGCTGCTCCTGGTTAAAGGCATCGTGGTCGGTCGCCCGCATGCACATCAGGCGGTACAGCGGGCGCACATCCGGCCAGGAAACCACGGCCCCGGCGTCCATGGCCTCTTTGTTTGACTGGTAGAAGGCCAGCGCCTCGGCTTCGGCGGCTTCCTTGGCCTCTTCGTCATCGGCCCCGGCGGTGTAGATGCCTTCCCACTTGTCCCACAGGTCCATGCGGTCGGGCCATTGCATAATCGACTTGAAGACCTTGCGACGCCAGCCAGGCTTGCGAGAAACGCGGTTGATCGCGGCGTCGTAGTGCAGGCTGGTGCCTGGCCAGAACACATCCATACCACCGGCAGGACCGGCCAAGCCGAGGACGGCTTTCAGCACGAAGTCCTGCACCTTGTCGCGCTGGCCCTTGTCCCGCACGTTGTCGTCGTTTTCCAGGTCATCCAGGAAGATCAGGTCGGGCCGGTGCGGGCCGTGCTTCATACCCCGGATTTTCTTGCCCGTGCCGCCGATCCGCACCTTGCGATTGTTGGCCGTGACAATCGTCGTCGCCTGCCACACCCGACCGCGCCCGCAAGCCTCCGGGAAGTCCATCGCCAGGCGCGGGTTGGTGTCCAGTTCCGCCTTGATGCTCTCCAGCATTTCGGCGGCCTGTTCCTCGGTGTTCATGATGATGCCGATCATGTGCTTGCGGCCCGTCACGATGCACCACAAGCTGCCCAGCTGGGTCTCGTAGGTCGACTTGGCCTCGCCCCGTGGGGCTTGATGCACTTCGCGGCCATCCGTGTGGCCGTCGATGACCTCCGGCAGGCGCTTGAAGATGAACTGCTGGAACAGCGAGAAAAAGGCGGTCGGGACGTAGTGCGGGAAGTAGGTGCGGCAGAAGAACTCGTAGTCATTCCAGGCCCGTTCCCGCCGCGCCTTGCTGGCCGCCGGGTCGGTGTCGAAAGCCTCGCACTCCAGTTCGATGGTGTTGCGGATTTCCTCGCCCAGCTTGGCCAGTTCTTCCTCGAACTCCCGCCAGTTGCGGACTTCCTTGATCGCCCGGTCGTTACCCACCATAGCGCTTCCCCAGGGTGGCCCCGACCTCTTCAAAGTGCGGTTGTAGCGCCTTCAAAGCTGCGGGATCGTGCAGGCGCAGGTGGTCGGCGATGGTCTTGAGCGTGTCCAACGCTACAGAGAGGCCGGAGAACTGCGGATTGAGCCGTGAGAATGATTTGCTGAACTTGGCGTAGGCATCGGCCAACTGCGCCAGCAACGTCGCCTTGTCGGCGGCGGGAATCTTGGCTTCCTCCAGTTCGCGGGTGGTGGTGATGACCTGGCGGGCAAAATCTTCCACCAGCTGCTTGTTCAGGTCATCCATGCCCTGTTCGCTGATGCGGTAGGCGGCACGGGCCGTATCCCAGTCGTCGCCCCTGGACTGCGCCTTGGCCTTCCAGTCCCGCGCCGTGTCATAGCTGACCCCGCAAGTGACGGCAGCGCCGTTCAAGGGCATGCCCTCGATGTACAGCTGCCGCACCTTGTCGCGGGTTTCCTGAGAATGGGCCATCAGTCACATCCGCTTGATGAGTTCGACCGCAGCAGCTGCCAGCGCACCGCCGACACCGCCGCCGAGGGCTGACAGCTTGGCCGTCTTCTCGATCAGGCGCTTGTCTTCGGCTTCCAGGTTGCTGACGCGGGTGCCCAGGCTGTCGATACGCTTGCCGACGCTGGTTTCCAGGTTGTCGATGCGCTGGCCGAGGCTGTCCTCGATACGGTCCATGCGTTCGGACTGTGCGGATTCCATGCGGCGGATATCGGCCTTGATGTCTTCGATCCGGGCCGTCAGGCCCTGGTGCATGGCCTGCACCGCGCCGGTCAGCTGACCGATGCTATGCATGATTTGAGAGTTGTCGCGGCGGTCGCCTTCGGTTTGTTCCATTACTGCTCCCCTTGTTGTTTGCGATCTGCGGTAACGACCGCCTGGCAGGCAGTCAGTTGATGGACTACTTCGTCGGCTTCGCTGGCGAGTCCGACAAGAAATTCAGAAGCCTGGACAGAAAGTTCGGCTCGCGTTTCACCATCACGTCCGACGGTGCCGGGGCCAGGCGCGGCGGTTCCACTTCCACCGGCTCCATCGGGGCAGGCAACGGGGATGCGCAGGCGCAGAGCGCCAGAGCGCAGATCAGCAACAGCGCGGTCCTTTGCAGCTTTTTCATGCTTCAAATCCTCTTGGTATTTGGCCGATGCGGCGGCCATGTCATGGGCGTGCTCACGCTCCCTGGCGCGGGCCTGGTCTTCCAGTTCCTTGATACGGGTGTTGGCCTTGGTCAGGGCGGTGTTCTCGCGGCCCAGCCATGCCGTCCGCTCGGCCTTTTCTCCCTGCCCGAACTGCTGTTGGCCGTAGGCGTAGATGGCGGCCACTACGGCGGCCACCAGAAGCACGGCGCCCAGCAGCTTGGCCCACGGCGGAATGATGGGCAGCTTCATGCCGACACCCCACGGCCCCAGGCGAGATAGCGGGGCTGCAACAGGGTCAGGATGCGGCGGGGATAGCCCAGGTTTTCCGGGCAGAAGCTGGGGTGGCGGCGGGCCTTGCCGCAGGCGTTGTCCACCGCCTGCCGATCCAGCGCCGGGCGTACTGTGGCGGCCTCCTGCTGCCAGTGGCCCAGCCCGCCGTTGTAGGCCCGCAGGGCGGCCCATAGGCGGTCGAACTCGGAAGGGCCGCGCACCCGGTCAAACAGCCAGCGGTCGTAGCCCACCAGCGCCCGCATGGCCCATGTCGGATTGGTCGGCTGGCACTCGGCAGCGCCCAGCCCGTTGGCCTCGCACCACCACCGCGCCGTGGCGGGCATGAACTGCGCCATGCCGACGGCACCGACGCGGGAAACGGCCTCGGGGTTCCATCCGCTTTCCTGGTGGATTTGGGCAGCGAAGGCCGCGACCGGGGCATCCAGGCCCCAGGCGGCATGGGCGGCGCGGGTAAGGTCGGCCCGGTGCTTGAGAGCGGCACGGGGAACGTCCTGGGCGTTCGCCAGCAGTGGCAGCATGACCAGCGATAGCAGCGCGGCGCAGACCACCAGTGCCCAGCGGGCAGTGGAGCGATGGATGCGCATGTCAGGCCCCCAGGCCGATGGCCATCATGGCGCAGCCGACGATGATGGCCCGGCGCAGCATGGCCATGGCGAACACGAAGCCATCGCCATCGACTACCTCCCAGGGGATCAGCTTGCAGTCGCCGTCCAGGTCGATGTCGCAGGCTTCCTCATCGGGCGTGATCTTGACGATGAACGAATCGGGGCGGGCGTAGGGGAAGAGGGAGCGGTCAAGCCAGTACCCGGCCACCCCGGCCATGGTGACCAGGGAGAGCTTGTAGAGGCTGACGGGAAGCTGGTGTGGATAGAGCAGGCCGATGACGGCCAGCAGCAGGACGGTGGCAATCAGCCACCCGAAAAGGCGGGGTTGTTTCATGGCGTAATCTCCGGTTGTTCATGCGATATGACAACCGGAGATTACGCGGGCGCGCGAGGCGCGATTAGGCGTGAAACGTTTCCAGGGGGGAGGCTACGGGATGGTCAGCGAGCCATCCGGCGGCGCAAGCCCTATCGGAGCGTTTCAATCTCAGAGTAGCACCATGCCCGTGCATCGCCAAAGCGTGCAGTATCTGGGAGGGGTCCGAAAAGCTTGTGGGAATCGGAAATGTTGGTGATGCCCTGCACCGCGTCAGCGAGGTCGTTCAGATAGGTGACGAATGACTGATGCCCGATGGCGGCTCTCAGGCACGAACGGTACGGTGATGTCAGAACATCCGAGCCAAAAACAGCCTCGGCTTTCTTGACCAGCGCAGCAGCGTCTCTTGCCAATCCAATCCGCGTTTGGCGGTCCTTCTGATACCAAATGCCGCTCTGGTCAATCGTCTTGCCCATGGCGTCGTAGATTGCGCGGGCTTGCTGATAGGTTGGCTTTGCAGCCGCCATGCCCGGAAGGGCAAGTATGACGATGAGCAGAAATCGAATCATTCCTTGCTCCCTCGCGTAGTCCCTGTGTCCCGGCCAAGTATTTCACCAAGCAAGTCAATATCATCATCGGCTGGCTTTGGCGGTAACGCCAGGACCATCTCCCCCGACCACAGCAGCGCCGTTTGTAGCAGCCGCTGCTGATCCCTATCTGCCAATTTTCGAAAACACTGCAATAGGCTGGCCTCGCGGCTGCCCGCCGTTTCCATCTTGTGGCTGCCGCCAGTCACGATCCAGTCAGGGTCAAGCCCTAGCTCGGGGCGCTGCGCTGCCAACGCGAAGACTTCTTTGGTCGGGAAGCTATCCCGTCTTTTCCTGGCATTCAATGCCTTGTCTGAAAGCCCCAGGAAGTCAGCAGCCTCTTTGTCGGTTGCCACGCCAAGCTGCTCTTTCAGCCTCAACAAGCCTTTTTCAAAGTCCGACACAAAACCCCCTTGCAAATCTACAAAAGTAGATATAATCTACTTAATATGTTCCACAGACAACGCGAGGTAACACGCCATGACCGCAGACCAAGTTAAAGCCAAGTTCAAGCGAGAAGGCCAGACCATCACCCAGTGGGCGAAGGATCATGGCTACAACCGCCACACCGTGTATCTGGTGCTCAACGGACAGATCAAGGCCCTGTACGGCAAAGGGCATGAGATCGCCGTTGCGCTCGGTATGAAGAAAGCAGCCTGATTCTACCGGCGGACAAATCCCATGACTATCGCAATTCAATCCACGCTCACCCGCTGCTGCCACGGGCAGCCGCTGGTAGTTCTCGACTCCGAACCGTTCAACGGCATGGAAATTCGCCCGGTTGATCTGCTTCGACTGGCTCAACAACTCACCGTGCTGGCCGGAATGGCATCGCAGCTTCCGACGGGCGGTAAGCACTGGCATCCGACGAAGGTTCGGATGGGCGACGAAGTCGGCAAAGCAGAAAACCCCCTCAGCTATGACCAGTCCGCCTGCCTAGCGATGCTCAAGCTCATTGAGGAAATGGTTGCCTGCGACAGCGGAAAGCTTCACGGGACCATTCAACTCAAAAAGATTTTGATTGATCTGTTGGCGCGGATTGAAGCCGGAAGCCAGCTGAACAAACGGATGGCGGAAAAGGTTCGCGCCTTCGCTGCCGAGTCTGAACTCTGTTTCGAGATTGGAGAGAAAAATGAAATTTGAATTGGAAATCGACGGCGACGATGAAGGTGCCGCTAACCAAGAGGTTGCTACCGGCCTGGTCGCATCTTCCGGCGAACCCAGCCATCAGCAGCTTGCTGTTTGCCTGCGCGAATTTGGCTTTTCCTCCCTGACGGCTGATGAGTTCTTGCAGGTCGGAATCGATGAGTTGAATCAGAGCATGCTCCGCTCCTGCCGGGCTGGCGCAGCCTTTTGGGCCGCACAAGAGGCGCTGAAAAATGCCGAGTCCGCCGGGCGGACTCAGGATTTCAAAGAGTGGATAGCTTCGTCTGGACTCACCAAGCAGCGCGTCTATGAGTGCATCAGTCTCGCCAAGTTCTACGCCCGCCTGCCCGATGACAAACGCGGTCAACTGCTTCAAATCGGCAAAAAACCGGCCTTGCTGTTGGCATCTCTTCCGCAGGAAGTTATCGACCAGGCCGCCGAGTCCGGAAATGACCTGATCGAGAAGGCCGACCTGATGACGGTCGCTGAACTCAAGGAAGAGATTCAGACATTGAAGCGCCGGGAGAAGAACTACGAGGCGGAAATCGAGCGGGCGCAGTCGATGGTCAAACGCCTGACCGAGACGAAAAAGCGCACCACCGAGTTCCTGCTGCGCACCGAGGAAATCCGCGAAGAGTGCATGGCCCTCCAGCTGGGAGCCGAACTCAACTTGAACAGCCTGCAAAAGCTGTTTGAAGAGGTCCGCGCCGAAGACCCAAGCCTGCCCGAATGGAAGCTCCAGATCGAACAAATCTGGGTGACCGCCCACGTGGTGGCCGCCCGCGCCCTGGACATGGTGGAGCGGATGAAAGATAGCGTCCGGGACGGCGAAATGCCCGAGCGCGTCATGGGCCAGCACATCCTCACCCCCGCCGAGGCTCAGCGCTGGATGCTGGACTATCCCATGATCGAAAACCGCCACGCCGCCGACGCCGCCGCCCGTCAGGAGAAGCGGGATGCCGCCAAGCCCAAGGGGCCGGGTCGTCCGAAAGGTTCGACCAACAAGACCGCTGCCGGGGAATAAGCCATGAAAGGGAGCGCAATGGTCAAGCGCATCGAGTCCGGCAAAGGGTCCGGTGGCGCGGTGGCGGTGATGCCGACGGCTCAGGTGCTGGCCCTGCGGGCACGCGACCCCTGGCGGGAAGCCACGGATCGTGCCCGGCAGGTCGCCACCTGGCGGGAAACCGTGGTGACCTACATCCGTGGCCTGACCGACGAAGGGGTCACGCAAAACAACGCCGTGGCGCTGCTGCTGGAGCGGGCCGCCGCAGGTCGCTTGCCTGCCCACTTCGCCGTCGCCCTGGCCGGGGCGGCCAAGGCTGGCCGTTCCGCCCCTTCCCGCTCGGCCATCTGCGAATGGTGCGCCCAGCACAGGGAGGGCGGCATTTCCTACCTGCTGCCCGACCACAAGGGCCGGGTGGTGGAAGCCGCTGGCTGGTGGGGTCCGGCCCTGGAGTATTTCAACGCACCCAGCAAGCCGGACATGAGCGCGGTGCACCGCAAGCTGGTCGAGGTGGATGGCTTCGCCGTCAGCTACGACCAGGTGCGCAACTACCTGACAGGAGTACCCGCCATGCTCGGACGCAACAGCCCGGCCCGGATCGGCAAGAACCTCTACAAGCTCACCGAGAAAGCCTACATCAAGCGCTCCACCGAGAACGCCCTGCCCGGCGACGTGTATGTGGCCGACGGCTACCGCGCCGACGTGTATCTGGCCCATCCGGTGACCGGCGACATCTGGCGGCCCGAACTGACCGTGGCCATGGACATGCGCAGCCGCATGCCGGTGCACTGGCGGGCAGACGAACACGAAGGCACCTACGCCGTGCAGAACATGTGGGCTGAGTGCTTCGCCAAGTGGAACCACGTGCCGCCATTCCTCTACGTCGACAACGGCTCCGGGCACAAGAACCGGCTGATGAGCGACGACATGACGGGCTTCTACGCCCGCGCCGGTATCCAGCAGATCATCCACGCCATTCCCGGCAATCCGCACGGCAAGGGCTGGATCGAGCGCTTCTTCCGAAGCATGCGCGACGACTTCCTCAAGCTGTGGCACCCGGAACTGTACTGCGGTGACGATATGGCCCCGGAAGCACTGAACCGTACCGTGGCGGAAGTGAAGGCCGGGCGGCTGCAACTGCCCTCCCTGGCCGAGTTCGCCGATGCGTTCAACGCCTGGATCAACCGCTACGTCCATCGGCCCCACCCGGAAGACCAGCGGGTAACCCGCGCCGAACTGTGGTCGAAGCTGGTGCCGATCCCGCCCGCCGGAAGCGTGACGGAACTCAAGCGCCAGGCCGTGGTGCTCACCGTCAGCCGCGCCATGGTCAAGCACGGAAAGCGCTTCTACAAGCACCCCGACCTGCATGCCTTTAACGGCCAGAAGCTGGTGCTGGAGTACGACCTCATGGACAACACCGTCGGCGTCATGCGCACCCAGGAGGGCCGCTGGATTTGTGACGCCCACCTGGTCAGCGAAATGGACGCCATCCCGACCAATCGCCTGGAAGAGAAACGCCAGGCCCGCGCCGAGGACGCCATGAAGCGCCTGCAACGAAAGATGGACGAACAGAAGGCCCGCGCCGGGCTGGTCATCGACGCCGACGCCGTTGCCGACGGCGCGGTGCTGGAAGGCACTGCCACCCGCCTGCTGGATGCCCCCAGCGGCGAAGAAATCAACCTGTTTGACGACATTTGACTAGGGGGAAAACCATGACTGAACAAAAAACCGTGTGGCCCAGCCACTACACCAGTGCCGACGTGGCCATGATCGAAAAGGCCCGGCAGTGGATCGCCGACCGCGAATACACCCAGGCCGCCCTGGCCCGGCTGGCCCGCATTTCCAGCAGCAGCCTGAACCAGATCATCAAGGGTGTGTATGCCACCAGCCCCACCAAGATGCTGGCTGCCGTCGAGTCCGCCATGCGCCACGCCGACGAAACCAGCGGCCACATCATTGCCCCGGTGGAAACCAGCGTCTTCCGCCTGGCCAACATCGCCTGCGACATGGCCCGGCGCTACCGCAATTTCGCGGTGCTGTCGGCCTTCGTCGGCACCGGCAAGACCTTCGCCGTCAAGCACTATGCGGCCACGCACCCTAACACCTACGTCATCGAAGCCACGCCGACGATGACCCCGCAGAGCCTGACCAAGCTGCTGGCCCGCATGGTGGTCGGCCTGGAGAAGGGCAGCATCGCCGACAAGTTCGACCAGGTGGTGGCCAGCCTCAAGAACACCGACAGCCTGATCATCGTGGATGAGGCCGAGACCCTGACGCCGCACCAGCTGCACACCATCCGCCGCATCCGCGACCTGGCGAACATCGGCATCGTGCTGTGCGGCACCGAACACCTCTCCGGCCTCATCAAGCCCCAGCACGGCCAGTTCGACCAGATTCGCTCCCGCACCGGCTTCTGGCCGGAGACGGTGCGCCACATCACCGACGCCGACGCCGCCGCCCTGGTGCAGTCTGCCTTCGGGGCAGAAGAGGTGGCCGAAGAGGTCATCGCCCGCCTGTACGCCTACTGCAAGGGCAGCGCCCGGATGCTGGTCGAGGGCCTGATTGCCGGGATCAAGGAATTCCGCCGGGGCCGTGCCCTGGACGTGAAGCTGGTGGATGCGGTGGCCAAGCAGGCCCTTTGCCTCCAATCGGTTGCCTGAGGCCGATCATGCCGACCGTCATCCCATTTACCAATCAGGCCGCAGCGCCCGTGTCGGTGGCACTGCCCCAGCAGTCCGCCCCTCGGGTATTCACCGCCACGTTCCAGGAGCGGCTGGCCGTACTCAATGCCGCCGACCGCGAGTTGCGCCGCCTGGGTTTCCACATCGTCTGGAGCCGCCTGGCCGGGCCGGTGCCGCAGGCCCACATTCGCCGGGATGCGTCGGTATCGGTCGCACCCCTGCTCAATCGCATGGGGCCGCGCTCGTTCCGTACCGAGGGCGGCTGCACGGTGGTCTCGGGCAAGTTCGAGGGCATCGTCTTGAGCTGGGCGGAGCCGAACTGATGCGCACCCGTTGCCCGTCCTGCGGCGCGACCCTCTCTCTGGACGCCCTGGTGGCCCATGACGGGGCACGGGAGGCCCTGGCCGCCGTGTTCAAGCTCTCCGGCCCCCTAGGCGCGGCGGTGGTGCGCTACCTGGCGCTGTTCCGCCCCGAGACGCGGGAACTGACCATGGACCGCGTGGGCCGCCTGCTGGGCGAAATCCTGCCGGACATCCAAGCCCAGCGCATCAGCCGCGACGGCCAGGTGTTCGATGCCCCCGCCGATGCCTGGGTCTGGGCCATCGAGCAGAGCCTGGCCGCCCGCGACGCTGGCCGCCTGAAAACGCCCCTCAAGAGCCACGGCTGGCTCTACGAGGTTATCAGCAGCTACCGGCCCCAGGCGGGCCAGGTGGTGACCGACGGAGCGCCGCGCCTGGCCGCCGGAAAGCAGGCGTCGCGGACCCTCTCCGGCATCGCCGCCCTGGAGGACTTCAAGCGTGGTGGCTGACTGGCTCCGCTTCGAGATCGCCTCCGGCCTGCAAAAGCTGCTGGCCTTGCGGCTGATCGGCACCCCGCCCGAGGACGCCATCATCGGCACGGCGGAAGTCTGGCTTGAGGCCATCGGGAACTGCGGCGTCCAGTGGGTGGAACACCTTGACCGGGATCGGGTGCAGCGGGCCTTCCAGACGCTGTTCCGCATCTGCGACCGCTGGCCCGCGCCTAAGTTGTTCCTGGAGAACCTGGGCAACCGCGACCCGCCCAAGGCGCTGCCAGAGCCTCCCGTCACCCCGGAGGCGAGAGAACGGAACCGCGCCAGGCTGCGCGAAATCATGGAAAGCCTGGCCAGAAGCAAGCAAATGAGATAATGACCGGAGCAACAAGCAATGACGACTGAAAACGCAATTCCCGAGGGCTACCGCGCCGACGCCAAAGGCTGCCTGGTGCCCGAATCCATGATCAAGCCGATTGACCGCGCCCGTGACGAACTGGTGCAGGAATTGGCACGTCAGGCCAAGGGCGTCAGCGACGGCCTGCGCGACTTCAAGGCCAAGGTCTTCGGCGACATCAACGCCTTCGTCGATCTGTCAGCCGAGCAGTACGACGTGAAGCTGGGCGGCAAGAAGGGCAACCTGACCCTGTTCAGCTTCGACGGGGCCTTCAAGGTCCAGGTGGCCATCGCCGAACACATGGTGTTTGACGAACGCCTCCAGGCGGCCAAGCACCTGATCGACGAATGCATCATCGACTGGAGCCAGGGCAGCCGCGACGAAATCAAGGTGCTGGTGCAGTCCGCCTTCCAGACCGACAAGGAAGGCAAGATCAACACTGGGCGAGTGCTGGCCCTGCGCCGCCTGGATATCCGCGATGAGAAGTGGCAGAAGGCCATGCAGGCCATCGGCGAAAGCCTCCAGGTGGTCGGCAGCAAGGAATACGTCCGCTTCTACGAGCGCATCGGCAACACCGACCAGTACCGGCCTATCAGTCTCGACGTGGCGGCGGTGTGACATGAGAACCGTCGCCTTCACCACCTTTGAACTCAAGGTCAACGCAGCGGGCAGCTGGGCCAACGTGGGCCGCTACCCGGCGGCTGACTACGACCGGGTCAAGACCGCCTGCCTGATCCTGGCCGAGACCGCCAAGAACAGCGTGAAGTTCAAGACGCTGGACGAAGACGGCGGCAGCCTGGAGGTGTTGTCCCTGGACGGCGGTTCGTTGAAGTGGCGGGATGCTCGGAAATGAACGCCCTGTACCTCTTCTCCGCGACCTTCGCCCTGGTGCTGTTCCTGGGCCTCCAGTCCCTCAACGTGAATGGCGGCCACCGCCTGCTGTCGGCGCTGACCAGCTTCGGCATCGGCGCGGCCAACGTGACGGTGCTCAAGATCATGCCCGGCCCCACCGGCTGGCTGGAGGTGGCCGCCTACCTGCTGGGTGGGCCGCTGGGCATCCTCACCTCCATGGCCATTCACCCGTGGATGGTTCGCCGCCTGGGGAGGAAGGGATGAGCGACCTGCTGACCCACCACCGCCAGCTGGTCGGCATCGCCAAGGGCTGGGCGCTCAAGAACCTGCCCGGCTGGTGCGATGAGACCCACCGCGACCTGCTGGCCCGCCACGGGGCCACGATGGTCGATGGCCGGGTGTCCGCCAGCACCATGACTGTTCCGCAGCTGGGCGCGGCACTGGATGACTACCAGCGCCGTGGCTGGCCCCGTACCAAGAAGGTGTTCGGCCAGGGCAAGGCGGTAGCCAAGCCGGTGCCGCCCCGGATCGCGCACCTGGTGCGCTTGTGGGGCAAGCTCGGCCAGGCGGGCAAGGTGGCCAAGGCCACCCGCCCGGCCTTGCTGTCCTTCTGCGCCCGCCAGGTGGGCCGCGAGGTGCCGGACCTTGACAGCCTGGACGTGGCCGAGTGCCAGAGCATCACCGAAGCCCTCAAGGGCTGGCTGGGGCGCGGGTAAGCCATGGGACTCCCGCGCCACCGTCAAACCCTCCCAGCTGCGCCCGGTCTGGAGCGCGAGGACAGCAGCTTCCCCGCTGTCGATGAGGAACTGCTCAAGACCCTGCCGCCGGTCCTGCGGGCCGTGGTGCGGGCCTTGGGCTTTGGCCGGGCGCGGGAATGGCTGGCCGACCACGGCGGGGTGAATGTCTCCATCCCTACCTACCGCACCCAAGCGCTGGGCCTGGAGCCGGACGAACTGTCCCGCCTGCGGGTGACGCTGGCCCCGCACCTGGACGCAGCGGGCCGGTGCTGGCTGCCCAAGGCCGACAAGCTCTTCATCCGGGTGCGCGACGCCCAGATTCGGCAGGATCGCAACCACGCCAGCATCAACACGCTGGCCCGTCGCAACCATCTTTCCTCCCGCCAGATTCTGAACATCTGCCGGGAAGACGACGACAGGCAATTCGACCTGTTTTAAGCGGTTGGCGGTTCGGCCCATCGACCCCTGCCGCACGAATGCCCATTGTTGCATTTGAAAGCCATTTAAAAGCGCCTCACAGGCCCTTGGGTATAGGACGGCCCCACCGGGGCGTCAAAACGCCTCAAATCGCGTTTATGGAAGTCCTCCCCAAGCCACCGGGTAGGAAACATTTCCAGCGGTGATCGAACCCGCCCCAACGGGAAAAATGCTCCTGAACTGCTTAGGAGCAAACCGTGCCCCAGAAGACCACCACCAAGACCTCCATCGCCTCCCTGGCATTTGAGCTATTGCCGGGTGACGGAGGTATCCCCGTCGAAGCCCACTTGCTGCCCCCCGGCCCCTTCCGCGCCCTGGATGGCCGCCCTGGGACCATGGAGGGTGTTCATTGCCAAGACTGGCAACTGGACGCAGCCATCGCCGCCCGTGTGATTGCGCGGGCCGCCGCCCAGAAGACCGACATCCTGATCGACTTCGAGCACCAGAGCCTGCGCTCTGCCGAGAACGGCAAGCGGGCCGAAGCTGCCGGCTGGATTCCGCGCAGCATCGAGTGGCGCGAGGGCAAGGGCCTCTACGCCCTGAACATCAGCTGGGTCGGCGATACCCCCGATCTGATCGCCCAGAAGAAGTACCGCTACATCAGCGCGGTGTTCATGTTCGACCTCATTACCGGCGAAGTGCTGGAAATCATTTCCGTGGCACTCACCAACACCCCCGCCCTGGACGGGCTGGACGCCCTGGCCGACCTGGCCCGGAAGCATTCCGTTTTTTCAACCGAAGAGGAGGCCGATATGGCTGACGAGAAGCAAGTGGCCGCGCTCACTTCCGAGCGTGACGGCCTGAAAACCCAAGTGGTGTCGCTCACCGCCGAGCGCGATGGGCTGAAAACCCAGCTGGCCACCCTGACCGCCGAGCGCGACGCTCAGAAGACCAAGCTGGACGCCCTGGAGAAGGAAAAGGCCGATGCCGCCCTAGCTTCCGAGAAGGCGAAGCATACCGACCTGCTGACGGCGGCCCTGAACGATGGCCGCCTGACCCCGGCCCAGAAAGCCTGGGCGGAAAAGCAGTCCCTGGCGGACCTCACCGAGTACCTGGAAGCCACCAACCCCCTGGCCGTCCTGAAAAAGCAGACCGACGGCAAGGATGGCGGCAACGGCCTCACCCAGGAAGAACTGGAGATGTGCAAGCGCATGGGCGTCACCCCCGAGGATTTCGCCAAGGCCAAGGGCAAGTGCTGAGCACTGCGCCCTAGCCACAACCTTTCGGACAAACACAGGAGAAAACAATGGCAGCACTGACGCAAGCCCAGATCGACGCCCTCAAGACCACGCTGGTGGCCCGCTGGAACGCCGGTCTCAAACTGTCGCCCGACGACTGGAAGAAGATCGCCAAGCTGGTCAAGAGCAACGGCAAGTCCAACACCTACGAATGGCTGAGCCAGTTCCCGGCCTTCCGCGAGTGGGTCGGCTCCCGCCTGCACAAGGTGTTCAAGGAAACCGCCTATACGGTGGTCAACCGCAAGTTCGAGGCCACGGTGGACGTGCAGCGCACCGACATCGAGGACGACAACATCGGCCAGTACGGCACTCTTGCCGAATCCGCCGGGCAGTCTTCGACCGACCTCAAGAATGACCTGGTGTTCCAGGCGCTCTCCGCTGGCTTCGCCTCGGTCTGCTACGACGGCCAGTATTTCTTCGACACCGACCACCCGGTCTATCCGAACGAGGATGGCAGCGGCGTTGCTGCCAGCGTCAGCAACATGCAGGCCGGTGCCGGTGCCCCCTGGGTGCTGCTCTGCACCAAGCGGGCCGCCTCGCCGATCTACCTCCAGGAGCGCATGGCTGCCGAGTTCGACAGCATCACCTCGGTGCAGAACGGCAACGTCTTCGACCTGGACGTGTACAGCTTCGGCGGTCGCTGGCGCGGTGAAGCCGCCTACGGCTTCTGGCAGTGCGCCTTCGGCTCCAAGGCCGCCCTCTCCGCCGACAACTTCAACGCCGCCTACGCCGCGATGATGAAGTTCACCGGCGACGGTGGCCGCAAGCTGGGCATCGTGCCGGACACCCTGGTCACCGGCCCGGACAACATGGCCGCCGCCGAGGCGCTGCTCAAGGCGCAGCAAAACGCCGCCGGGGCCAGCAACACCAACTACAACAAGGTGCAGCTGATCGTCACGCCCTGGATGTAACTAACCCATACCACCCGAGCGCAGTAGCTACGCCCGGCGGGATTGCCCGCCGGGTGCGGCAGCCTCGGTAGGAGATCGACATGAAGAAACTGTATGTGCGGGTGCAGCCGAAGCAAGGCGCGGAGCGCTTCTTCCGCTGCGGTATCGAATTTCGCCAGGCATGGAAGGAAGTGGAGGTCGATGCCGCCACCGCTTCCCGCCTGGAAGCAGAGCAGATGCTGGAGGTGTCGGAAACCAAACCGGCGGAACTGGAGAACCAAGCGCCCAACGAAGCTGACACTTCGGGCCACTCCACCGCTGCGACGGGTTCCGGCACCCCGGCGGCTGCGCCGAACAACGGCGCTCCGGCGGCCCCCGAAGACCCTGCCGTTCGCCTGGAGGCCATCCGCGCCGCCATCGGCCAGCTGAACAAGGAAGACGCCGCCCTCTGGACGGCTGGCGGAAAGCCCAAGACCGAGGCCATCGCCGCCATCACCGGCTGGCCGGTGACCGCTGCCGAGCGTGATGCCGCCACGGCGGTAGGTGGGGCGCAGTAATGGCCTTCGCTTCCCGCTCTGACCTGCTGGCGCGGAGCAACGCCCGCCGCCTTGCCCAGCTGGCGGTTCCCGCCGACATGGACATGGTGCCGGACGAAGCCCTGCGGGCTGCCATAGCGGGGAGCGACCTGAGCGCGTTCAGTCAGGCCGAACAGGCCGCCCTGGCGCTGGCCCTGGAGGCCATCGACAAGGCCCTGGCCGACGCTGACGCGCTCATCCTGTCCTACGGCATCCCGGACACCGTCCAGACCACGCTGCTGGCCCGGCTGGCCTCCACCGTGGCGCTCTACTACCTGCAAGGGGCCGAGCGCATGACGGACGATGTCCGCAAGGCTTACGACGGCGTGATCGACACCTTGAAGGCGCACAGCCGTGGCGACCTTGACCTGGTGCCCGCCGCGCCCACCGATCCCGTGCTTTCCGTTGACCTGGCCGTCATCGAGAGCCAGCCCCGGCGCTACCGCTCTTCCGGCGTGGATGAGGTGGGGCTGTGATTTCGCTCCGGCCCCTCATCGCCCGCCTGGAGAAGAAGCCCGCCGGGTTCGACGGCGTGTGGTTCCGCCAGGTGGCCGGGGCCGCCGAGTTCGCCCGCATCCGCCCCGAATCCTTGCCCCTTCCCGCCGCCTGGATCGTGCGGGCGGCGGACAAGGTGCAGCACGCCGGGGAGCGGGCCGAGAACGTGACGCTGGCGTTCGACGTGGTCATCGCCATCGAGAACGCCCGCACCCACGCCCAGGGCGAAACCGACGACGTGCTGCTCAAGTATCGCCAGGCGGTGAAGACCTTGCTGCTGGGCTGGGAGATCGAGCCGAACGTGCGCCCGCTCCAGTTCGCTGGGGGCCAGGTATTGGAATACACCGACGGCGACCTCTACTGGCGCGACCGCTACGACTTCGAGGCTCTGATTACCAACTACCTGCCGGACCCGGCGCCCTTTGATCAACTCACCTATACGGGAGACAAGCTGTGACCATTACTTTTTCCGAAGTCCCCCAGGCGCTGCGCTATCCCGGCGCCTATATCGAGATCGACGGCAGCCAGGCCGGGCTGGGCGGTGACCTGCCCGTAGTGCTGCTGGTCGGCCAGAAGCTCCCGACCGGCACCGCCCCGGTCGGGGAGGTGGTGCGTCTCTCCGGTATCGAGGATGCCAAGGCCAAGGCTGGCCCCGGCTCCATGCTGGCGCAGATGGCTGCCCGCTACCGCAAGATCGACCCGACCTTTGACATCTTCATGCTGCCCTATGCCGACAACCCGGCGGGCGTGGCCGCGACCGGCACCATCACGGTGACCAGCCCCGCCACCGCCAGCGGCACCCTGGCCATCTACATCGCCCAGAAGCTCATCAGCGTGGGCGTCTCCATCGGCCAGACTGCGGCCCAAATCGCCACCGCCATCGCCCAGGCCATCACCGACGCCGGTATCGACATCCCGGTGACGGCTGCGGCTGCCGGTGCCGTGGTGACGCTGACCGCCCGCCACAAGGGCACCTGCGGCAACGCCATCGACTTGCGCCTGAATCTCTACGGCGAGGACACCCCGGCGGGCCTGGTGCTGGCCCTGGTGGCCATGTCCGGCGGTGCTGGCGACCCCGCGCCCGGCGACCTGGCCGCCCAGATCGGTCAGCGCTGGTTCCGCTACGTGGTGCTGGGCATCAACGATGCCGCCACCCTGGCCGCCTGGCATACCGAGAGCCAGCGGCGCTATGCCGTGCCGGTGCAGGCCGGGTTCCGCGCCTTCACCGCCTTCCGTGGCGACTACGCGGCGGCGGCTGGCTTCGGCGAGACCAAGAACTACGAGCACATTAGCGACGTGTGGCTGGGCATCAACCCGCCCACCACCTGGGAGGCGGCTGCCACCCTGGCCGCCGCTGCCGCGCCGCGCCTCTACAACAACCCGGTCATTTCCCTGGAAGGGACGCCGCTGCCCGGCCTGAAAGCGGACGTGGGCTACAACGACTTCACCAACGGCAACAGCCTGCTGTTCAAGGGCATGTCCCTGATGGAAGTCGGCAAGGATGGCTCCTGCTACATCAAGCGCCTGATCTCCATGTACCAGTACCGCTCCGACGGCAGCGCCGACGACGCCTACCTGGACATCAACGTGGCCGAGGTGATGGAGCGCATCCGCTACGAACAGCGCATCGGGGCCATCCAGAAGTTCCGGGGCACGGTGGCGGCCAAGACCGATGAGGGCTACCGCCCCGGCCTGCCCATCACCACCGAGGACGGCGTCAAGGCGTTCCTGCTGTCCCTCTACAAGAACGTGCTGATGGCGGAATACGGCTGGGTGCAGGCGTACAGCTACTACAAGGGCACCCTGTTTGTGGAGCAAGACCCGGACAACCCGAGCCGCTTCAATTTCCGGGATGACCCGGTGGTGAACTCGCCGTTCTACATCCTGGCGGGCCGCTCCAGCTTCCGCAAGGCCGTGCCTGCGTACTAAGCAGCGCACTGATCCCAAACCCGATTTGAAAGGGCTTTACCCATGGCACAAATCAACAACATCCGCACCGTGTCGGTGCCCTCCATCGGCAAGCTGCCGCTGGCGGAGAAGCCCGGCACCTTCACCCCGAGCGGGGTCAAGCGCGAACACAAGGGGGGCCGCCTGCCGGAAGACGGCGGCTTCACCGAGTCCGGCGTTCCGGCCAAGCTGGAACTGAACATCAACCTGCTGGGCGGGGTGGACATCATTGCCCTCAACGCCATCAAGGATGAGGACGTGACGGTGCGCCTGGCCGATGGCCACGTGCATATGATGAGCATGGCTTTCGTCACCGAGCCGGTCCCGGTCGGCGACGGCGAGAGCAAGCTCACCATCATGTCCAACACCTCCGAGCAGATTTCCTAAGAGGCAACCATGGACAACATCATCGAACGGGAAATCCAGGCCAAGGGCCTGACCGCGCCCCGCGTCACTCCCCAGCGGATCGAAGAGGTCATCGTCGGCGAGGCATACCACGTCTTCCCCGACACCACCCTGACGGTCTGCTGCCTGACGCTGGCCAACGGCTTCAACGTGGTGGGCGAAAGCGCCTGCGCCAGCCCCGAGAACTTTGACGAAGCCCTGGGGCGCAAGATCGCCAGGGACAACGCCAAGGGCAAAATCTGGGCGCTGGAAGGCTACGCCCTCCGCAATACCCTGCAAGCAACCGCCTAAGAGGACACCATGGCCAAGCTACCCCTTAAGCACCCGCTGACCTTCGGCAAGAAGACCATCGACTCCCTGACGTTCCGCGACCACACCACCGCCGGGGACTACCTGGCGTTCGACCAGCGCGGCGGCGTGGCCCAGCGGATCGCGCTGATCGCCAGCCTGACCGGCACTGACGAAAGCCTCATCCGACAGCTGCGCGGCCCCGACTACCGGGCCGCCGAGAAGATCGCCGACGAACTCATCCAGGCGGATGAGGCCGAGGAAGGCGAGGAAGCTATCCAAAAAAAGTAGTGCGCATCCTGACCGCCGTGGGGCTGCTGATGAACGTGATGCACCAGCCGCTCCCGGTGGTCGAAGCGCTACCCTTGAGAAAGCTCTATGTCCTGGCCGAATTGGCCGCCGTGATGAGCGGCAGACAGTTCAGATAGGCCAAGCGTAACCAGCGGGAAACGTTTCACGCCTGCCCCATCCGGGCACCCACCGATAAGCTCCAGATACCCCCCCGGTTCTGGAGCTTTTCTTATGTCGTCGTCCGCCGTTAATGTTGAAGTCCGCCTCAAGATGAGGGACGGCGCGACGGCTGGCATCAAGGCCGTCTCGCAGACCGCACAGCAGGAAGCGGCCAAGACCGCGACAGCCACCGAGAAAGCCGCCCAGAAGGCCGCCGAGGCCACTCAGAAGAGCACCGCCCGGCAGCGCAGCAGCTACGAGAAGCTATCCCAGGCCCGCGAGGTGCTCGGGGTGCGTTCCGAGCGGGCCATCCAGCGCGAAATCCAGCAGACCGAAGCCGCCTACAACCGCCTCAAAGCGTCCGGCACCCTGTCCTGGCAGCAGCAGGCCGCCGCCGCCGACCAGATGCGGCAGAAGGTGACCCAACTCACCAACGAAATGGGCAAGCTGACTACTGCCCAGAAAGCCTATGCCGGTGTGAAGTTTGCCGCTGCTGGCGTCGCGGGCGCTGCCGCTGCCGCCTACACGCTCAAGGCCCCAGCGGCGACGGCCATGTCTTTCGATGAGCGTCTTGGCCTGTTGTCCAACACCGCCTTTGCGGAATACGGCAAGGATGGCCGCAAGCTCGGCGAGGCTCAAATACGCAAGGCGGTTGAAAAGGCCATCGGCACCGGCATGACGCGGGATGCCGCGATGGACGCCCTGGAGAAGCTTATTGCGGATAACCAAGTCGGCGGCGTGGCCGGTGCCTTGGACCTGTTGCCCTATATCGGGAAGGTCTCCACCGGCTCCGGCAGCACCAGCCGGGATGTCGCCGCAATGATGGGCGGCTTCATCGGCAGCGGCTATGCCAAGGATGCCGAAGGGGCAAAACGGCTGCTGGGCATCAGTTCCGCCGCCGCTACTGCCGGGGCATTCGAGAAAAACGACATGGCCAAGCACCTGCCGTCGCTGCTGCCTATAGCCAAGACGGCGGGCCTCACGGGCGAGGAAGGCTTCAAGAAGCTGCTGGTTCTGTTGCAGCAGGCACGAACCACCGCCGGTTCGTCCGATGAGGCAGCCAACAACGTCAAGAACCTGCTGAGCAAACTGGCCTCGAATGACACCGCCACGGACTTCAAGAAGGCTGGCCGTGGCGACTTGTACCAGCACCTGATGGATCAGCGGGCAAAGGGCATTGACCCCCTCACTGCCTGGCAGAACGTCATCGACTCGGAAATCGCCAAGAACCCCAATCTCAAGCCCGCCATTGCCAAGCTGCAAGGGGCCAAGACCAAGGAAGAGCAGGACGCCGCCATCGAGGCGCTGAATGGCATGGCGGAAGGCCAGAGCATGGGCAAGTTCTTCCAGGACATGCAAGCCAAGGGAGCGCTGTTCGGCCTGCGGAACAAAGAAGTCGGCCAGAAGGTAGAAGAGGCTTTGCGGCTTTCCGGGTCGATTGTCGACACTGACTACGAATCCATGGCCGACCGCGCAGGCGTCAAGACGCGGGTCGCCAAGGAACGCCTGGATATGGCGAGCATTACCGCCATGGACAGCCTGACCCCTGCCATCGGCAAGGCCGCCGAGGCGTTCGCTGACCTGGCCAGCAAGCACCCGCTGCTGGTCGGCACCACCACGCTGGCCACCACCGCCCTGGGAGCCTTGGCCGGGGCCGCTGGCCTGGCGTCTGTGGCCATGGGCGGCAAGGGGCTGCCCGGCGGCGGTGCGATTGGCAAGGCGGCTGCCTGGGCGACCGCCAGCAAGGTAGGCCAGGGCGCGATGCGGATGGCCAAGGTCGGCGGGATCGCGGGCATCGCTTCCACCGTGGGCGGCTATGCCCTGGAGAAGGGATTCGGCGAAGAGTCCGCCATCAGCCGCTACGGCTCCAGCGCCCTGAACGGCGCGGCCCTCGGCGCGACGGTCGGCAGCATCGTGCCGGTCCTGGGCACGGGCGTTGGCGCTGCCATCGGCGGCGGCCTCGGCCTGGCCTGGGAGGGCATCAAAGACCTGTTGAAGCCCGCCGAGCAGAAGCCCGTCGACGTCAACGCCAAGATGACCGTGGGCCTGGCCCCCGGCCTGGTGCTGCAAGGCCAGTCCATGCAGGCCAGCGGCGGCAACGTGCAGATGAACACCGGGAATCTCTTCACAGGAGCGCCGGGATGACCTGGACTGACCGCATGTCCCGCGCCTCGTTCCGGGGCTTCGAGTTCCTGACCGAAAGCCACGATGCTAAGGGTGGCCGCCGCCTGGTGGTGCATGAGTACCCCGGCGCGGAACAGCCGAGCACCCAGGATTTGGGCGGCAAGGCGTGGGACTGGAAGCTGAACGCCTATTTCATCGGCCCGGAGTACGACCTGGAGCGCAACGGCTTCCTGGCCAAGCTGGCCGAGCCGGGCGCGGACTGGCTCACCCACCCGTGGCTGGGCCTGCTTTGGGTTCGGGCGCACAACTGGTCGCTGCGTGAAAGCACCGACAAGGGCGGCTACTGCACCATCGCCATCGAGTTCGTTCCCGGCGGCGAGACTGTGCAGCCGACGCCGGACATGGTGGACGTGGCCTTCGACCGCACCCGCAAGCTGGCGGATGCGGTGGAGGATGACTTCGGCCTGGAGCCGATGAGCGCCGACGGCATGACGGCCTTCATCGCCGCCGTGCATCAGAAGCTGGAGGTACTGCGCCAGGTGATTTCCCTGGCCACCTTGCCGCTCACCTGGGCGAACCAGATCAAGGGCCTGATCGCCGGGGTCAAGGGCGACTTGGCCACGCTGATGGGAATGCCCGCCGCCTACGCCTCGGCCTTCCGGGGCCTGGCCGATGCCTTGGGCGGCGGCGCTGACAGCAGCGGCCTGGCCGACACCGACCGCCCCCGCGTGGTGTCCCGTATTGCCCGTGTGGCCACCGCCAAGAGCGCCGTGGCGCTTACCGGCGTCGTCGCCACGGATGGCGCGGTGCGCCGCAACCTGCTGCGGGAAGAGGCCCTGCGCAGCCGCCTGCTGGTGACTTCCGCCGCCCAGGTGGCCATGGCTGACTACCGGGCCGAGGCCGACCGGGACGCGGCGCTGGCCAGCGTGGTCTCCGCCATCGACGTGCTGCTGCCCAGCCTGCCCGATCCGGTGTTCCAGGCCGCCGTGGCTGCCCGCACGTCCCTGATCGAGGCGCTGCTGGCCCAGGACTTGAAGCCCGCCACCTACCGCGACGTGACAGCCCCGCTTCCCGCCATCGTACTGGCCCACCGGCTGGGGGTGGATGAGGCGGTTTTCCTGGCCCGCAATGCGGTGCGGCATCCGCTGTTCGTAAGGGGCCGGGTCTATGGATGAGGTGTTGGCCGAGATCCGTTTCGACGGCCTGCGCTACGGCTACTGGCAGAAGGTCGATATCCGGGAGTCAGTGGATGACCTGTGCGCCTCGGTGCGCCTGGCCATCACCCGCCCCGGCACCGGGGATTCCCTGGGCCTGACGGCCAACACGGTGGCCGACGTGCTGATCGGCGACGGCCTAGTGACGAAGGTCCGCCCGGACAGCGTCCGCCGCCAGGTCGATGCCGACAGCCACGCCATCTATATCGAAGCCCGGTCGCTTGGGCGGGAACTGGTGGATTGCCAGTATTCCAAGACCCTGTCCGGCCTCAAGTTGGGCGAGATCGTGAAGCGCATTTGCAGCACCTTCAAAGTGCCTGTGAAGATCGAGGCGGAAACCGCCGTGGTGCCTGATTTCTCCATGCAGTGCGAGCTACCGGCCAATGCCCTCATCAACGCGGTGCGGGCGGCCAATCTGCTGCTCTACCCGCTCCCGGATGGCGGCCTGGTGCTGACCAAGCCGACCAACGCTGCGCCCGTCGCCTCCCTGGTATATGGGGTGCACATCAAGCGCTACGAGGTGGTCGATGAGTTCAAGCTGCGCTTCTCCGACTACGTCATCAAGGGCTACGACTACGCCAGCGACGCGGCCTTGAAGGGCGCGGCCAAGGATGGCGGGATCAGCTTTTTCCGGCCCATGCACATCGTCGCCGACCGGCATGGCCATGGTCTGGGCGGCTGCGACCGCAGGGCCAACCTGGAGCGCAACCGGCGGCTGGCCCGTGCCCATCGCATCGAACTGGAGGTGCCGGGCTGGCGCTACCAGGATGAGGGCGGAAACTGGCAGCTGTGGGCCATCAACACCCAGGTGCGGGTCATCATCCCCGAAGAGGGCATCGACGACGTGTTCCTGATCGGCGAGCGCACCTTCCGCCTGGATGACAAGGGCGGCAGCGTGACGCTGTTGCAGGTCATGCACCGGAACGCCTTCATCGGCGAGGAAAAGAAGAAGGCCAAGCGTGGCGCAGGAGTGAAGGGAGGCAGGAAGTGATTGGCCAGATTTGGACCCGGCTCCAGCTGCTCTTCGCCCAGGGCGTCGGCCTGATGATCGGTGCGGACAAGGTGCAAGCGCGTGTGCTGGATGAAGAGCCGCTGCACAACCTCAACCGTGTGGAGCCTTACGGCTATTCGTATCGGCCCAAGCCTGGCTGCCAGACCTACCTTCTGTTCCCCAGCGGCGACCGCTCCTACGGCGTGGCCATCGTGATCGGCGACAAGCGCTACCAGATGGACCTGGTGGAGGGCGAAGTGGCCATCCATGACGACGAAGAGAACTGGGTGCACATCAAGCGCGGCGGGATCATTGAGGCCAAGGCCGCCACCAAGGTCATCGCCGACACGCCCCTGTTCGAGACGACGCAGGACGCCAAGATCGGCGGCAACCTGGTGGTGATGGGGCAGACTAACTCCAACGGCGGCTACTACGGTACGGACGGCGGCGCGGCTCAGATGCAGGGCGGCCTCCATGTCACCAACGATTTCACGGTGAACGGCAAGAACGTGAGCGACAGCCATACCCACACCAGCAATGCGCCAGGTGCGCCGACCTCGGGAGTGAATTGACATGCTGAAACTGGTGCAGACGGATTGGGGCCGCTTCGACCTGGCGGTCGATGACCCTGCCCAGGCCGACGCCGACGCGGCAGCGGCCACGCTGGTTTTCGGTGTGCTCTATACCGATGCCGAGGCCCCGGCTAGCCGGGTGGATGATCTTTTCGACCGGCGCGGCTGGTATGCCGACCCGGAAGCCGGGAGCGGCCTGTGGCACGTGCGCCGCCAGCCGCTGAACAGCAACGCCAGGCTTGAGGCGCTGGCCATGGTGCGCACCGCCTTGACGGTGCGGGCACCGGCGCTGACCGACATCGAGGTTCTGGAAGTGACGCTGCCGGAGCCTGCGGGAAACATTTCCAGCGTTTTTCTTGAAGTCACGGGCTTCCACAATGGACGAAAGTTCATTGTGCGAGCCCCCCTGTGACCGCCTACGCGAGACCAAGCTATACCGACCTGAATGCCCGCATCGCCGCCGACCTGGCCGCGATGCCCGCCGTCTTGCGGGGGCCGCTGTCCGTGGCCTGGGCACGATCCTGCCATGGCCAGCACGGCCACCTGGATTGGATCGACAAGCAGTGCTCCCCGCTGACCTGCGAACTGGAACGGCTCTACGACTGGGCCGCCCTCTACGGCGTTGATCGGCTGGGGGCTACTGCCTCTATTGGCCCGGCGCTGGCTACCGGCACCGTAGGGACGCCGCTGTTGGCAGGAACCCAGCTGCGCGGCCCCAACGGGCTGGACTACACGGTGCAAGCCGCCGTGGTGCTGGGGGCTGGCTCCACTTCCGTTTCTGTGCGCTGCGACACCACCGGCAGCGCGGGCAACTTGGCCGCCGGGCAGACTCTGACCCTGGTCGATCCTATTCCCGGCTGCTCCAACACCTTGACCATTGATGCCCCCGGCCTCACGGGTGGCGAAGCGGAAGAGGATGTCGATGACTGGCGCGTCCGGGTAGCCGACGAATGGCGAACGGTGGTCACCCGTGGGGCGCGTTCCGGCAAAGATGAGGACTACCGCTTCTGGGCCAAGAGTGCCCACCCATCTGTCACCGGGGCATTGATCCAGCGCCACGTCCTGGGCATGGGAACGGTGGTGGTGCGCCCGATCTGCAACGGCCTGGCCGACCGCCTTCCGACCCAGGCCGTTCTGGACGCCGTGGCCGCCTACCTTCTGGACATCGCCCCAGCGACCGCCGATTGGCGTGTTGTCGCTCCGATCACGCGGGCGGTGACCGTATCCATCGACCTGCTGCCTGGCTTCGATACCGCCGAAAACCGGGCAGCTATCTCCAGCGCCATCGGTGCCACGGTGATAGCCGAGGAAAGCGAGACCTCGCTGCTGGCCATGGCCGAGATCGACGCTGCAACCGCCACTGTCACCAGCCAATACACCCGGCTTGAGCCGACCGCCGATATCGCGGTGCTCGCTGGCGAGGTGCTGGTGCTGAACCCGATTGTCTGGGCATGAAGATAACGGCCCATACCCCCCGTGAGTTCGCTGACGCCATCAAGGCCCTGCTACCGCCCGGCGCGGCCTGGGAATGGCCGGAAGGCGGCCTGGGCGACGGCATGCTGCTCGGCACCGCAGAAGAGCTTGCCCGCATCGAAGCAGCCGCCCAGGAGGTGCTGGACAACGCCATCGAGACCCACCGCCCCAAGACCAGCAGCTGGCACATCAGCGAATACCAGCGTGTGGCGGAAGAGTCCCTGGGCGGGCTGGTCGAGACAATGCCGCGCCACCCCTTCGCTATTGGCAGCAAGGTGGGGCAGCGACTGTGGAGCCAGGCCGCGCCGGACCTGACCTTTCCCATTGACCTGGTGCGGGTTGAGCACCTGCTGGGGCCTGCCCGCGTGGGGAATGGCAACGGCAGCCGCATCGGCGACCGCTTGTGGGGTAGCCGTGGCCGCTACGTGCTGCGGGTGCGCTATTACCGCTCAGTGGTCAATCCGGCGGTGCTCTGGGAGGCCCTGTCGGCCTTCCAGCAATTCCACGTTTTCTTGTGGTTTGAAGATATTTCAGGAGTAGGAGGCAGCTATGCACCGAATTGATGGGGCCGGACACGTAGACCACTTGTTCGTGGCCGAAGACCCGGCCACCCTCCGTCCGCCGACGGAGATTACGCCGGAGATCATGAACGCCTTCCAGGAAGAACTGGCCACGTTCATCGAGTGGGCCGGGATCGTCCTGGCCAAGGGCGACAACACCCAGTTGAAGCAGGCGCTGCTGGCCAAGTTTGCCGGGCTTGACGTTGCCGCCACCAAGGCCGGAGTGCAAGGTCAGACCTATACGGCCTTCACAACCGCCGGGGTGACCGGAGCCTTTACCCTTGCCCCTGCTCCGGCCATCGCCGCCTATGCAGCTGGCCAGCGCTTCCGAGTGAAATTCCACGCCGTTGGGAACGGTGTAGACACCATTAATGTTTCCGGTCTCGGTGCCAAAAACCTCAAGCAATACGACAGTACAGGGGCAAAAGTTGCCCCTGTAATCGTGGCTGGGCAACTGGTCGATGTCGAATTTGATGGCGTTGATTTTGTGTTGCTTGACGCGCTTCCTCCTGCCGTTGGAACAAGCCCAAGCTCCATTCAAGGGCAAACCTACACGGCCTTCACTACCGGAGGTGGCGCTCCTGTTTTTACTTTGACTCCCGTGCCGGCAGTAGCCGCTTATTCGGCTGGCCAGCGATTCCGAGTCAAATTCCATGCGGTCGGAACGACCGGAAGCAATACCCTGAACGTATCTGGCTGTGGAGCGAAAAACGTCAAACAGTACGACGGCGCCGGGAATAAGGTGCCGGCAGTTATCGCTGCCAATCAACTTGCTGATGTCGAATATGACGGTATCGACATGGTCATCCTGGACCCGCTCAATGGTGCCCCGCTTTATGAAAGCGCGGAGCAGACGATCACCTCATTTACCTCAACAACCGTTAGCCATGGGCTCGGCAGGCAGCCGTATCTCGCGCAGATTATCCTGCGCTGCAAGACGGCAGAGGGCGGCTTTGCGGTAGGGGACGAAATCCACTTCCGTAGCGGCTCGAACTCAGTCTCGAACGCTTTCAGCTTTTGGTCGAATTCGACGGCGCTTGGTTTTATGTCCGACGCGAATATAACGGTCGCGCGGCGAGATGCGCCGCTCGGTAATCTGTGGAACATCACGTTCGCCAATTGGCGAGTCGTCATGCGAGCTTGGTAAGGAGAAGGTTATGCAACGATTTTTCGTAAAAGATGGCCGCCTGGCTCTGAGCCACGATGGTACGGACGAAGAGGTCAACGAGATCATCGGCAGCGGCATGGTGGAGTGTGATGGACCGCCCCCAACTTCCAATCACCGCTGGGATGGGGCGAAGTGGGTGCTTGATCTGACGACGGTCAGGGAAGAAAAACATGCAGCCATCAACGCCGATTGTGAGAAGGCCATCGCTTCGATCCAGGCCAGTTACCCGGCCAGCGAGGTATTGAGTTGGCCCAAGCAGGAGGCTGAGGCCCGCTCCTATGTCGCCGATCCTGATGCAGTTACGCCGCTACTAGATGCGCTGGCCGAAGCACGAGGCATCGACAAGGCTGAATTGGCCCGGCGGGTGATCCTCAAGGCAGATGCTTTCGCCCAGTATTCCGGCGCTGCAATCGGTAAACGGCAGGCGCTGGAGGATGCACTCAACGCGCTTCCTGCTGATGCGACGGCTGAGCAGATCGCGGCCATCGCCTGGTGACATGAGTTCCTTCACCACTCCCGCCGATCTGCGGATGCTTGATGACTACCGCTGGCAGGTGCTGGCCCCGTTTGAGTACCACGTGGGCAGCTATCCCAGCAGCACGATCATCAGCGTCCCGGTAGGAACGGTGACCGACCTGGCCACGGTTCCCAGGCTGCTGTGGGCGCTCTTTCCGCCCCATGGCCGTTACGCCAAGGCGGCCATTGTCCATGACTACCTCTACGCCCAGGCCATCGGCAGCAAGGCATACGCCGACCGGACGTTCCTGGAGGCTATGGACGTGCTGGGGGTGTCGCGCTTTACCCGGATGGTGATGTACTGGACTGTCCGGCTGTTCGGGCGGGGGAACTACAGGCCATAAAAAGAACGGTGCGACCGTTACAGGTGCTGGAACACCCGTAACGGCCACCGCCCGCAGACGCGCCTGCGTTTGGCCAAGGCACCGTGCTGTGCACACAGCGGGCCGAAGGCTATCACCGTAGGTAGCAAACATGGAAATCATCCGTTGCGGCTCTTGCAACAAGAAACTGGCAGAAGCGGAATACACCCGCCTGTCGATTAAGTGCCCCCGCTGTGGGGTAATCAACCAAGTGAAGGCCGCGAGCCGCGAATCCGAGCGCCATGGAGCGTCAGTCCGAAAGGGGACACTCCATGGAAGCAACGAAACAACAGCACCACCCGCTCTTTAACAGTCAGAAGCACGTGCGCCTGGCTAGGGCAGACCTCCACCAAGGGGACTGCCTGGCGGTGATACCCAGCCTGGACGGCTTCTTTGATGCCGTGGTCACCGACCCGCCGTATTCCAGCGGTGGCCAGTCGAAAGGCAACCGGGCAGCCTCCACTGGGGCAAAGTACCTGAACACCGGCAGCACCCAGTGGCCCGACTTCACCGGAGACTCGAAAGACCAGCGCAGCTACCTGCACTGGTCGGCCCTCTGGATGGCCCTCTGCTACGAGAAGCTGAACCCTGGCGGCCTGATGGTTGTTTTCAGCGACTGGCGGCAGTTGCCCGTTACTTCCGATGCCCTACAGGCCGCAGGCTTCACTTGGCGCGGCGTGGGCGTCTGGGACAAGGCGGGCAGCGCCAGGCCCTACAAGGGCGGGTTCAAGGCGCAGACCGAGTTCTTTGTCTGGGGTAGCAAGGGCGGCCTGGTGGGCGACACCTACTCGGCGGGCCTGTTCCGGGTGCAGCAGAAGCCTGGTGAGAAGCTGCACCAGGTAGGGAAGCCCCTGGACCTCATGGAGCCGCTGGTGGCCGCCTGTGGCCAGCGCATCCTTGACCCGTTCATGGGATCAGGCACCACCGGCCTGGCAGCCCTTGGCCAGGGGAAAGAGTTCGTCGGTATCGAGTTGAGCGAACACTACTACCAGGTCGCTGTGGATCGTCTCCGGGGGAACTGACCCCAGAAAAAGAAAACCGCCCTCAATCGGGGCGGTTATTCACTGTCCTGGAATCACCGGATTTCTTCGAATATTATTCATCCGCTTTTCAAACGCTTTTCATCCAGAAATCAAAGCCGCTTTACTGAACTGCGCGCCGAGGTTGACACGCTGAACCAGCGCATCGGCGAAAAAAACTCCGAACTGGAGACCCTGAAAAACGCACTCCGCACCCGCGAAGATACCTGGGCAAAATATGAATGGCACATTGACTATTGGGCCGATCAATACCGGGGAAAGCTGCAAAACCAAGTCATCGCCGAGGCGCGCCACCAGGCCAACCCACATTCATGCGAGGCCATCTTCCCCGGGGTGTCGCGCTACTTCGAACCCCTCGACAATGAGGCCATGTGCTTCTTCTTCAAGGACATGGTCAAGGCTCGGGTACGCACGTTCATCATGGAAGAGGCCGAATGGCCGCGGATGGAAGTCAATGTGGCTGACCGCGAGAGCCGCATTACCGAGGTTGAACTCGAGATTGCCGAGCTGCAGCTGCAGCGCGATAGCCTCTTGTCCGAATTCGGCGAGATCGGCGTCAGCATCGGGGCCATCCATCGCGCAGCGCTTGAGGGCGCTACCGTCATCCGGTAATGCCCGCATACCGGCCGGGCCGAGAGAGCATGCCCATAGGCCCGGCTGATTTCTCCGTGCGCCAACGCGGAGGCGACATGACCATGGGCGTGCACGGGCCGGTGCGGCGATTTCACCGGCAGCGCCTCCCGATGCTCGCCAACTCCTGGCAGTGATAGGGCGCCCCCCACCCCATCTTCTGAAAGGAAACCCGAATGCAATTCGAAAAGCAGATCGACGTGAATGGCCGCACCGTCACGGTCAAGGAAATCAGTGTCAAGGACATCCTGCAGATGCTCAAGGAAGATGAGCAGCGCTATGAGGCCTCGGTAAGTGGCCTCTACCCCAACAAGGTAGAGCAGATCGTCGATTTTGCGTTGTTCGATTACGTGGCCCTTCCCGATCTGATGAAGATGACCGACCTATCCATGGATGACATCAACACCATGCGGCCGTCGGAGCTGGCCCGGGTGGTCGAGGCGGTTAAGGAGGTCAACCCGCATTTTTTCGCCCTAGCGGACAAACTCATCCGCATCTGGCAAAGCCTGGAAAACCGCTTGAGCGCTTCACCCGCAACGTCTGCGCCCTGATCCGCCTGGGCCATGTACATGCCTGGGAGTATGGCTTGAGCACATATCTCATAGCGATTGAGGAAATCAACGATGCCGGCAATAGGTGAAGCACTCAGCGTCGTAATCAAGGCCGACGATGGCCAATTCAAGCAGGCGCTAGGGGATGCCGCGAAAGGGCTGTCCGGCCTCAAAGGCCGCATGGCCGATTTCAACAAGGAACTGGAGCGGATATCCCCATTAAACCTGCGCAACCTCGGCATCGCGGCGGTCGCCACCGGGGGCGCCCTGGTGGCCCTGACTGCCCGCTCGATCGCCGCCCAGGCGGAAGTGGCCAACCTGTCCGAACGCTTCGGGGTGGCGGTGGAAGACCTCTCCGGTCTCTCCTTCGCCGCCACACAATCGGATATCGACCTGGCCATCCTGGCGGACGGGCTCAAGTACCTAAGCCGCAATATCGGCGGCGCCTCGGAGAAGTTCGAAGAGCTGGGCATCCAGGTCAAGGACCGTGGTCTGCAGCAGGTCCTGGGGGACGTGGCCGATGTCTTCTCACGCCTCCCGGACGGTCCCGAGAAGGCAGCCCTGGCCATGGACCTGTTCGGGCGCAGCGGTGAGCAGCTGATCCCCCTGCTCAACCTCGGCAAGGAGGGCCTGGCCCAATTCCGAGAGGAAGCCGAGCGCCTGGGCCTGGTCATGAATGAAGAGACCGCGAAGCAGGCCAAGCAGCTCCAGGATGATCTCGATGCCCTGAAAAGATCCGGCGAGGCCCTCGGGCAGGAAATGGCCAGCAGGATGCTCCCGAGCCTGAGCCGCATCACCAAGGCCATGCGTGAAGCCGCCAAGGAGAGTGGCGTGCTCAAGGCGCTGTTCGTCGGCTTGGGCGGGCTGGCGGCCGAATCCTTCGGCCTGGGCCCTGAAGAAGCCAAACAGAACAAAGAGGCCATGGCGATCGAGAGACGCCGGCAGGAGCTGGAGAAGGAAGGCTTCGCCAAGCGCCTCAAGATCAAGCAGCTCGAGCAGAAGCTCGTCCAGGAAGCGGCCGAGGCTCAGAAGAAGGCTACGGCCGATTCCATCCGCAGCCAGATCAGCGATTATGAGAAGCTGCGCGAGGCGATCAAGAAGAGCATCGGGGACGCGATCAAGTCCATCGATGACTACCGGGCAAAGGCGCAGGCGCTGCGCCGCGAGGCTGGCAAAGAGAGTCTGTCAGGCCTCGATCAGGAACAGATCTACAGACGCTCGGCTGGCGCCGTTATCGACCTCATCGCCGCCCTGGACGATCTGGAGCGCATGTCCGCCAGCCCGGATGCCAGCCTGGATGCAACAGAGGCGCAGTACGAGGCCACGGGCGCTGTTGTCGAGCGCCTGCGCGAGCTCTCGAATGCCACCGAAGACAGCCAGCGTCAGGCCGAACTGAGCGCGGCGGCGGATCACTATGCCGCACAGGCGAAACTGGCCCTGGCGGACGCCTATGATCGCGAGGCCGAGCGCGAGCAGCAACACATCCAGGATCTGAGCAAACAAGAAGAGCTGGCCCAGCAGCAGGCTGAGGGCCTGAAGGCAGAGCTCGCCGCCATCCCGGACAGCAAGACGGTGACCGTCCAGGCCGAGATCGAGCAGGCCAGGCAAGATCTGGCGCTCATTACTGCAGAACTAGCCAAGATCCAGGACAAGACCGTCACCGTGACGGTCAACCAGCAAGGCGGGGCCACCGGGCACTTTGCAAGCGGTGGCATGGTGCGCGGCCCTGGCTCGGACACCTCAGACAACCTCCTGTCCTGGCTCTCCCCGGGTGAGTTCGTGGTCCGGGCTGCAGCGGTACGGCGATACGGCGTGGACTTCCTCAGCGACCTGAACCGGATGCGACTGAGTCGCTTCGCCAGCGGTGGCCTTGTGGGTGGGCCGATCGCCTCGGCGAACAAATCCAACTCGCTGCAGCCTATCACCCTGGTCCTGCCTGGCATTGGCAGCTATCCAGTGCAGGCCTCGCCGGACGTGGCACGTGAACTGCGCAGGGAGATCACAAAGGCGGCGCTGAAAAGAGGCAGCTAGACCAGGAGCCGATGGAAGACCTATATTCAGCGTGTCACCTAGCCATAATCGCTATGCTCCACTACGGTCTGCTCGGCTTAACTCTTGGACTGACTGCTCTCGGCCTGATGGCCTGGATCGGGTCGGGGAATCCGCTTTGGTTCGTGGCGCCTGCCATTGTGCTGGCGGCGCTATTTATTGAGCGCCCCAGGGTCTAG